TAGAATAACTACTGCTACAGGACAAATTGTAGAAGTAGGCAAAATAAGAGTTATAAGGGTTGCAATACCTGATAGTGATTTAGACGATTTAAACACTTCGGTATTGTTAACTCACAATAATGCAGACAATATTTTTGGCGGCGAGGTGACATACACCACACCTAATGATGGTAATTCAACTAATAATACACAATATATAAATATATAAAATGGCAAAAAATGTAAACGACCACTTAACTGAAATGTTAGGTAAAAAAGGAAGTGTTGAAGTTTTTACAACAGCAGCACAAACAAGTAAAGATTTTTACGCAGTTTATTTTCCTGTTGATAGTGTGATTTCAGCTATAACTGTTGCTAATTGCACAGGAGCGTCTTTTTTACACACTACGATGTCAGCAGGAACAACATTGTTTATGAACATTACTGCTATCACTTTAACAAGTGGTGTAGGTGTAGGATACAACAACTAATGTTAACACTATCTAATATAAAATCTCTTACTACAGAGAAAACAGCATTATACACACCTATAGATGCATTTGGTGAGCCTGCACTATGGTATGATATGCATACACATCAGATGACTTCTAATTTTGCTGATGGTGATGCTGTAGGAGAGGTTCTAAATATAGGTGGAGAGGGCACAACCTTTAATTTAAAACAAACAGTAGGTTCTGACAAACCTATTTATGATGTTTCTAATGCGCTTGTTAGATATGAAAGCGTATCATTTGACGGAACAGATCAACATTTTTCTACTTCATCAGCATTTGAACGAGCAGGTGAAGTTACTTTTGCTTGTGCTTTTGCGATTGGTAGTCCTGACCAAGAAGCACTTTTAGGAGGAACAACAGGTGGATTAAATAGAATTGTAATAGCAGGTCCAAACAGCATATTAGTTAGATTCAACGGAACAGGAAGTTCTAATGCAGGTATACAAGTGTTTACAAACAACACTAATAACAGCACAATTTCATATACTTTTACTGACATACTTGAAGTGTTAGTTATGAGAAGAGATGGTGATAATAACCTGTATTTCTATAACAAAGATGGAGATTTTATTGCATATTACGCTGCAGATGCAAACACAGACGAACCTTTACAATTTAACAAGTTAGGGCAATTAGCAAATGATACATTTTATGTTGACGGTAACATTTGTGAATGGGCACTTTGGAAAGGAGACTTGGGATTAACGAATGCAAAGAATGTAGCAAAAGCACTTCATAAAAAATGGAAAGTATAATGGATAATAACAGATTATTACAAGTATATTTAGAACAACAAACTGCACCAAAATTTGTTGAAACACCAAACCAAGATTGGATAAACTATGGTGACGGTGAGTATCGTAACACATACCCAAATTTTTTAATAGATCTTTACAATTCAAGCGCAACACACGCAGCTATTGTGAATGCAACTGCAGCTATGATTGCAGGTAAAGAAATAGTAATTGAAGAAGATGGAGGCAACCTACAAGCGTTCGTTGAGTTAAAGAAGTTTTTAGCGAGTGTAAACAGAAACGGAGATACAGCACACGATATAATAACAAAATTTGCATTTGACCTGAAGTTATTTGGTGCTTATGCAATGAATGTTATATGGTCTAAAGATAAAACGAAAATAGCCGAAATACATCACATACCTGTTGAACAAGTTAGAGTAGGTAAAACAGGTGTTAGTGGTTTTGTAGAAGAATACTATGTTTCGAGTGATTGGTCACAATACAGAAAGAAAGAATACACACCAAGAAGAGTAGCAGCATACAATACTGCAGATCGTAGTGAAGCTTCACAAATATATTATTGTGGTATTTATAGTCCAGGTATGGAAGCTTATTTTACACCTGACTATACAGCTTCTACTAATTGGATTTTAACAGACCACTTAACAAGCGAATTTCATTTATCTAACATTTCTAATGGTTTTGCACCGTCTTATTGGATTAACTTTAATAATGGAGTGCCAACACAGGAAGAAAGATTTAAGATTGAGCAACAAATTGCAGGTAAATTCGCAGGTGCAGGTAACGCAGGTAAATTCGTTATGACATTTTCTGACGACTCGAATAGCGCACCAGACCTACAAGCTATACAATTAAGTGATGCAGACAAACAATACACTGTATTAAACGAATTATGTATACAAAATATAATGATTGGGCACAGAGTAACAAGTCCAATGTTATTAGGTGTAAAAACCGAAGGACAATTAGGAGGAAGAAACGAGCTTCTACAAGCTTATGAGTTGTATTCTAACACGGTTGTTCAACCACACAAAGATTTGGTCTTAAAAGGTCTTAAAATGGTCTTAAACGCTAATAATATAAACTTACCAATTGTGTTGAGTGAAATTTCACCTCTTTCAAGTATGTTTGATAATGATGTGTTGAAAGAAGTTCTCACACAAGATGAAATTCGTGAACAATTAGGTTATGAGCCATTAGAACAAGAGATAGAAGCAAATAGCAGGTTTAATAAAACTTGTTGTTCATTAGAAATAACAGAATTAGATAATTTTATAAATACATATGGTGAAGATCCTGATGACGAAAATTGGGATTTAATAGATGAGCAAGAAGTAGAATTAGATGACGAGCACTCTGATTTTAATTTTGAACATAACTTAAATGAACTGAACCATAAAGTAAATTTTGTCAGGACAGGAGAAGTAAGAAAAAGAGGTAGCAAGCAAGACGGATTTGATGATGATTTAAATTTATATCGTGTTCGCTATAGATATGCAGGTAAAACTAAAAAACATACAAGCGAAAGAACATTTTGTAAAGCAATGGTTAATGCTAACAAAATATATAGAAAAGAAGATATTATAGGTCAAGCACATTCTTTAAGCAATATAGCTGCTAACAAAGGTTTTGGACCAAATGGCAGTGATGTTTATAATATTTGGCTTTACAAAGGAGGGGTTAACTGCCATCATAAATGGGTTAGAGAAATATATTTTAGAAAGTTTGGAACAGGAAAACCAAACTACGATACAGACGAGGTAATTAACAAAACAAAGGCACGAGCAAGAGGGTTTAGACCTGAAGATAACGATCAAAGGATTTATCAAGCACCTATTGATATGCCCAAACAAGGAAGACTATAATGCCAGTATTATTTATATCAGAAGGAAGATTAAGAAAGTCAACAACAATAAATGGTAATGTTGATGCGCAATTGTTACGACCATATTTGAAAGTAGCACAAGATCTACATATACACCCTAAACTTGGAACAGACTTGTATAACAAGCTACAGAGTGATATTCAAGGTGGCTCGTTGGCAGGTAATTACGAAACACTTGTTGATAACTATATAGCAGACGCATTAGTTCATTGGACACTATATGAATGTTTACCATTTCTTGGTTATAAAATTATGAACGCTAATATTGTGCGCAAAACAAGTGAAACTTCTGAAAATGCAAGTTTAGAAGAATTAAATTACTTAAGAGAGGTTGTGCGTAATACTGCAGAGTGGTATACAGAAAGACTTATAGATTGGTTAAGACATAATAATAGTTTGGTGCCTGAATATAATACTAATACAAATGAAGATTTAGCACCTACAAAAGCTAATTACTATTCAGGAATGAATGTAGATAATGTGCCTAAAAGAAGAGGTATTACATTAGACGATTTTCTAACACCTGATTTGAGTATTGACTAATGTATAAGCCGAAAGAAAAAAACATAAGAAAACTGAAAGCATATTTAGATAAAAAAGATGAAAGATCTAATAACACAAAACGCAGATGTGCTCGGACTAAATAGTATAACGCTATTTATTTCATTTACAGAGGTCGAGCAAATATTACAGATTATACTATTGCTGTTGTCTATACTATATACAGCACAACGATTTATTGACTATAAGAATGGCAAGAAAGGTAGTAAGTAGTTTTGTATCAAAACCAAAAGTAAAGCGTAAAAAACACTCTAAAAATGCTTCTAAAGGGCAAAAAGGATATAAAAAGAAATACAGAGGTCAAGGAAGATGATACAAAAAGATTTGACATTATCGGTTGGCAACATAATTTGGATAGTTGGTATTATCTTTACAATGGGTATAGCCTATAGCCAAATTGCACAACTTGATGAAGATATACTTGTATTAGAAAAACGACTTGAAAAGAAAATCAAAGTATTAAATGAGTGCGAAGATAGAATAGTAGAATTAGAAAAAGAGTTAGCAAGATACAAAAGCTGTAAATAATGGAAGATATATTAAAATTAGTAGAAACTTACGGTATAACATTAGTTTTATTATTAGGAAGTTGTTACGCACTTTACAAATTTTTCGTTTTTTCAATTTATGAAGTGAAAGGTCAATTTTCAAAATATCACGAAAATAACGCAAAAGATATGCAGCACATTAAGGCAAAAATTGGCACTATTTTAGAATTTATAAAAAAAGTAGAGTCAAAATTATAGTTTATACAAACAAATTAACAAAAACTTTGACAACAAAAATTAGTCAAATTTGTAATCAAGTAATTTTGTGCAGTTTGAAGAACAATGAAAAAAGGTATAAGCGTTTGTTAGACACATAAAAGTCCCTAAAAATAGCTTGTAATTGTGTCTAAAACAATTCTGAATTAAACAAGCAAATACACAAAAAACATAAAATTCAGCGAGATGAAGTATTTCAAAATAGAAGAATTTGATAGTCCTGACGAGGTTGGAAGTGGCGCAAATATGTGTCCTGACTTTTTAGAAATGATAGACAGAGCGAGAGATATAGCAGGTATACCATTTAAAATAAATAGTGGTATGAGGTCTGAAGCTTGGAATCAGCGTGTCGGTGGACGATTAGGAAGCAGCCATTTAAAAGGTTGCGCAGCAGACCTGCATTGTAATAATTCAGCAAATAGATCGAAGATTGTAGCAGCACTTATACAGGCAGGATTCAGAAGGATCGGCATAGCAGAGACCTTCATACACACAGATTGTGATAACTCCAAACCTAACGCAATATGGCTTTATTAACAAACCTCTTTTCAAAACTTTTAGGAGATAGTTCAAAGATAATAGATGAGGTCGTAACTTCGCAAGAAGAAAGACTGACGCTAAAAAACGAGTTTGAAAAAATAGTCAACGAAAACAGAACAGTCATAGAACAGGAAGTCACTAAAAGGTGGCAGTCTGATATGAATAGTGATAGTTGGTTGAGTAAAAACATTAGACCTATGGTGTTAGCGTTTCTTGTAATTAGCACTGTATTGATCGTTTTTATAGATAGTGGTGCTATAGCTTTTGAAGTAAAAGAAAGTTGGGTAGACTTGCTTCAAATAGTATTGATTACTGTTATAGGTGCTTATTTCGGTAGTCGTGGACTTGAAAAAGTAAAGAATGGTAAATAATGTATTAGTAGTAGGAGATTTGCATTCACCTTTTATTAGAAAAGGTTATTTAGAACATTGCATTGAGGTCTACGAAAAGTATAATTGTAACAAAGTGGTGTTTATAGGTGATATTATAGACAACCATTATTCAAGTTTTCACGATCCTGACCCTGACGGCTATGGTGCAGGAGAAGAATTAGACAGAGCAATAGCACATATACAACCTTGGCACAAACAATTTCCTGAAGCAAAAGTATGTATTGGAAACCACGATGCTATAATATGTCGTAAGGCATTTAGTAGTGGTATTTCAAATAGGTGGATTAGAGATTATGACGAAGTTCTTGGCACAAAGGGTTGGGACTTCAAACAAGAACACACTATAGACAATGTAACCTATGTTCACGGCACAGGATCGAGTGGCAAAGGTGCAACAAAAAGATTACGAGAGTGGCACACCTCTATTGTGCAAGGTCATATACACACAGAAGCTTTTGTAGATTGGTATTGTAATAAACATAACAAATTATTCGCAATGCAGGTCGGCTGTGGTGTTGACGATCGTAGTTATGCAATGGCTTATGCAAGAAATTTTACTAAAAAGTATATTGTCAGTTGCGGTGTTGTTTTAGAAAACGGCACATTACCGATAGTTATTCCTATGAATTTGAGTTAGTTAGGCGAATCAGCCAACAACAAACCAACACAAACAATAAGTATATATTATAATAGTATATTATTAGTATAGTATAGTATTATATTATATATATATATATAAAGGTTATAAACTTTTTTTACTTGATTAGTAAACAACTTTATCAACTTTTTGTTTGTCTTGTAAACTTTTTATTTAGAAATTAGCCAACGAATCAATTATTAAAAACAATGAATTTAGATTATTTCACGCAGCTTCAAGAAAGCCTGCAAAAGAACTCGCTATTAGTCGAGAAAGTTAAATTAGGCGATGTTATGTTCGCTATTGAAAGTCAAAAACTAACTATTGAGCAGCTTATTCGCACTAACGAAGAGTGGATAGTGCAAACAACCAACGAAGAATTACAACAAGTTGCACAAGCTAAAATAGAAGCTTACAAGCAAGCATTAGATTGTTTTGAACACTTGTATTCTAACATTAAAAAGTTGTCGATATGAGTGAGTTAAAACAAAATTTTATAGTGGCTATAATAGGTTTTATAGCAGCAGCAGTAATAATTAGCTTATGCAATTTATTCGGCATAGCTATAACAATGTAATTATGGGAACTAAAAAAGAAATTCTTAACAGATTATTCAGAGAGAATCAACTTGAACAAGAAGATGTATTCAAGCATCCGAGTGGACACTTCAATATCATAACACGAGCAGGTATTGAT